CTATGACTTCCAATTTTTTTCTTTCATAACGTGGGTATAAATGTTCATGGTTGTCTGTATATCTGCATGCCCCATGAGAGCTTGAACAGTTTTAATCGGGACATCGGATTCAAATAGCCTTGTCGCATATGTGTGTCGGATACTGTGAAATTTTTTAATCGGGATGTTCAATTCTCTACAAAGCTTTTGCACTCTTCTATCCGGCTTTTTCCGCTCAATAGGGTCTCCATTCTCATCACAAAACACTAAACTCGAAATTTTATCTATACCTGCTAAGAATTTTAGAATTTTATCCGGAAGCGGGATTTCCCTTTTTGAGTAATCCGTTTTCAGAATCGATTTAAAAATGTAAATAGTTTTCTTGCGTCCGTCAGGGAGAAATTCCGTATCTCTCTGATATTGTTCCTCTACTGAAAGGATATTCCCTTGAATTCTCCCCCACCTTACTGCAAGCACTTCCCCTAACCTTAATCCGGTATAAAACGTAAAATAGATAATTCTGTCTACCACATTTCTTGGATCCAGCGCCGATATGATTTTTTCTTGTTCTTCTTTTGTAAATACAGAGTATGCATCATCCGTTCTTTTCTGTACTTTTTGCAATACAACACCGTTACAATAATTTTTGTTAACAATTCCGTGTATGATTGCAAATTCTAAGCAAGCTTTAATTTTTGTGTAGATTTTACGGATATTGTTAGGAGTGCAACTATTTTGTAACTCATTGAAATATCGCTGCAATATGTTTAAAGTTAGCTCAGAAACTTTTATTTTCGCGATTCCATAAGGCTGTATGTGGAGCTTATAGCATGTGTAGTATCCGTCTAAAGTATTGTTCTGTACTTCATTTTTCTTATAACCACTTACCCACGATTGGTATAAATTCCCAAATGTGATAGCTGAATCACTGCTTAAACTATTTGTTTTAGCCTCATATTTGATGATATTTATTTTATCCACTACAACGGATTTTTTAAAACTTCCGAAACTTTTTCTTATCTGTTTTCCGTTTGCGTCGTATCCGATCGTCACGGAAGCCTTATAATAAGTCTTCCCGTTCCGGGTAGTCGTTGTGATACTACCCTCTCCTTTATTTCGTCTTACAGACATAAAAAAAATCACACTCCTTTTTCTTGCATAACAAAATTGAGTATGATATAATTTAAATACTACATTTAAGGGTATATCATACTCTTGCTCTCCTTCGATGTGTTGGCAGCACTCGAGGGAGTTTTTTTGTTTAGGTTACATAATCCTTGACATATTAGACCAAAAAAGTTATAATAAAATCAAAAAAGAGGTGAAAAAATGATTATAAATATTATTCGCGGAATATCTGTGTATGGTTTTTTTATTTCTTTGCTTTTTTTGATTTTAAATTACTTTGTGTCAAAAGTGATAAAAAATGATTTTTCGGTTTTGTTATCATTTATCATATCGATAATAGTAATATTTAGCAAAATAACGGTTATATGGGACTAACTTTTTAAAGGTTAGTCTTTTCTCTTATTAGTTTTATTTTTTCTGCTTCATCAATATCTAATTTATTGATAGCTTCAATGTATTTTATTTTAATCTCTTCTAAATTTTCTTTATGTTTGTAGTGTTCTCTTATCATCCCTATAGCCCCATCTGAGCTGATTTCATTTCCATTTTCCGATTTGAATTTTCCTCCAAATACTCCGATTATACTCGCAAATATGACAACACTTATAATTGCCGTTCTTGTTCCATAAATAGTTAGTTTTCCTGGAGAATTCAAATTCATTTGAACAGACAATGTATTTTTAGTCCTTCAGAAGAAAAATCATCTAAAATTTGCATTAGATTTGTTAAAGCTTTTAAATCAATATTTTTTCTTGGTTTATTTGGAAAGTTAAATATCCTATATCTTCTTTAAAAAAAACTTCATTCATATTAACATCAATTAGTTTTATTATTTCAGGATCTGTAATTCCAGACAATCCGTGAGGGGAGAATAAATTTAGAATCAATCTAGGTTGTAGAAATTTACTGCTGACAGGTTTTCTCCAGGCTATTTTTCTTCTTTTGTTAGGAATGTCGTAGTTTTCACTATCTATTGCTTCTATTGATTGTGCCGTAATGAGCGAGTCATCAAAATAAACATCATCATCTTTTACGATACCAAAGGCAACAGATTTTCTTCCAGCGGATGGCATAACGATTACGTCCCCTTTTTTAATTTCATTAAAGAAATTATATATCTTTCCAGCAACATGACCTGGTTGCTTTTCTTCCGGATATAATTGTTCTATTTTTCTTTTAGCTCTTCTTTGGATGAAAAATTAATGTTCTTAGGATCATTTAATCCATAGCCTATTCCCGTAAAACCTCTTGTTAAAAACTCATTAAAAAAGCTCCCTCTTTTCCTGCCCTTATTAGCCAGTATCTTCTTTCTGGGATTACTACTTCAATTTCTAATTCTTCGATCAATTCATTCAACTGTTCTTGAGTAATGTCCATTTTACTTCCTCCCTTATACTTAAATTTATTATAATTTTCTTTCCGAAATCACTTTTACAACTCGACCGTTTATTTTGACGTTCTCAAATTCTTCCTGCTTTATAATTCTATCTCTATATTTTTGATTTATACTTTTCAAAACCACAATCCCATCTTCTTCATGCTCTTCTATCTTTTTTATGAAAGTTTCATTATTATATGTGATGACGTAAATTTTACCCTCTTCTATTTCCGCGTGTGAAGGATCTACTAGAACGAACTCTCCATCGAATATGACCGGTTCCATGCTATCTCCAGATACTTCTATTAAAAAACTATCATGAGAGTATCCGTTGATGTGGATTACCTTGTCGTATAAAACAGTTTCCATGTTGATGCAACCGCAGCCAGCCGAAGCTCTCCCGTATACCGGAACAGAAATAAATTGCGATTTATCTAATATAATAGCATTAGATGTTAGTTGTGCTTGATATTTATTTCTTATTTTACTTCTTCCTCTCAAATAATCCAAATCTACGTTAAAAAATCTGCAATTTTTTCTTCCGTTTCAAAGTCCGGAGTCCGATTACCGTTTTCATACATACTAATAGTACTCTTAGAGACTCCTATTAGATCCGCAAATTTTTCTTGAGATATGTTTTTTCTTTTCTTAATTCTGATAATCGTTCTTTAAAAGTTGAATTCATAAAACCACCTCGGTAATATTATACACGAATTGTGTAAAAAAGTAAATAAAAAAATTTACAAAATGTGTTGACAAAAAAACACAATCATGATAATATACAAATGTACACGAAACGTAAACAAAGAAAGGAGGAATAAAAAATGAATAAAATAGCAGAAAAACTAAAAATTCTTAGAGGAAATAGATCTCAGAAAGAAGTAGCAGAAGCCTTAGGAATTACCCCGGCCGCACTTTCTAATTACGAACAAGGGATAAGAATTCCTCGGGATGAAACAAAAAAGAAATTGCGAAATTTTATGGTGTAAGCATTGAGGAAATTTTTTTTGCTCAATAAGTACACGAAACGTAAACAAAGAAAGGAGGAATTTAAATGGATAATGCAATTATGCCACTGGCGTATCTTTTTATAAGTGTTAAGTTAGTACTTTGCTGTTGGGAAGATTTGAAATATGGTATCACTGGCGAAACCACCCGATCAATATTCGGGATTTTTCTGGGTATTTTAGGGATTTTTCTAAGTGTTCACCTTCTTTTAAAAGCGATAATGTAAAGTGTTTCATTTCTTTCATATTTAATTCTTGATATAGTGACATTTCATAAACGAGGTTATTGAATATGGTAATGGTATCTTCCCCCACATATTTCAGATTTTCCCAGACAAGAGAATATACCTTGAGATAAAAATTGTATTCTCCATCATTGTAATCCATTGAATCTGTATTTTTTACGATTAAATCTATCAACGGGGAATAGAGATTGTCATATCGTTCCATATAGGAAATTCTTTGGTTTGCAACTTTGGTACTGTGTTGACCTAAAAAGTATGAAAATGATAGAAACGCTAATTGGATTAAATAATCAGCCCATTTTATATTTAACATGCGTAAATCACCTCCTCTTGTTATAGGATTAGTCGCAATAAGATTATAGCTTTTTGGAGGAGAAAATTCAAGAAAGGAGGAATCGAAAAATGACAAAACTAGAATCGTTGTTGATTTACTTAGAGAAGAACCCAACAGCGACGTATGATGAAATTTACAAAGATATCAAAGTAAATAAGCAAATGGCAAAAACGTATATCTATCGTTTGAAAGTAAGAGGGTATCTTGCTAAAGATGAAAATGGGTATAAGGTTTTAAAAACATTTACGGAAGAAACTGGAGAACGAAATTCAAGGGCGGATTATAAAATCGGAGTCATTCAACATCTGATTGATACCTTTACAGACGACTTTGATAATGCCCAATCGTTTGAAGAACGTGACGGGATTTCAAAACGGGTAATTCAGTTATTACATATGATTTAAAAGGAGAGTGATGTGATGAATTCAATTACAAACGTAAACACAATGACCTCAATCGAGGTTGCGGAACTAACAGGAAAGGAACATAAAAACATTTTGGCGGATATTCGAGATGAGTCTAAAAAGCTTGAAATCCAAGGAATCAGAGCCGAGCTAATTTTTCAGCCGGGCGAATATCTCGACAAAAACAACCAAGCCAGACCAATGTACAACTTGACAAAAGAGGGAGTTTTACAACTAGCAGCGAGATACGATGCTGTCGTTCGGTTTAAGTTGATTGAAAGAGTTACCAAACCGCAAAAGCCTTTATCCATCCCTCAACAACTTTTACAAAACGCTCAATACCTAGTAGCGATGGAAAATAGAGTTTCTACTGTGGAAAAAGGAATTGCAAGATTGGAGCACAATCAAAGAAGAACCGTCACAAGCAATCATTTAACTGTGATAGCTTATACAAATATGAAAGGGATTAAGCCGAATCAGTATCACGCTCCAAGTGTAGGGAAGAAAGCTACAAAACTTTGCAGAGAACAAGACTTGGCTATCGGCTCAGTAGTCGACAGCAGATATGGGCTTATCAACACCTATCCTGTGGAAATTTTGGATCAAGTATTTTTCGGGTAAAAAAGGAGGTTATATGAAGCGTTACGAATTGTATCTGGACGACGGCGATACGGTTGTCATCTTAGACTTAGTGACAGGAAGCACGTTTGCCACATCTGTGGAAGAAGCGTATCAATATTATTTATAAGGAGGAGATTTATATGTACGACATGTACTGTATTGACGGTCAATATTACGACTATATGGGAGATGATGGGAAATTTGCGAAATTGGAAAATAGAAGTACCGGAACACAAATCTATATGAAGATAGAAGATTTGTGGGAATATGAGTGCTAGGAGGGGATTATGAGTGAGAAAAAAGAAACACTCGCTATCACAATCGAACAAGCTGCCGAGTATATCGGCGTTGGGAAAGATTGTGTGAAGCGGATGACAGAAGTTCCTGATTTCCCGCTGATTTACAATGGGAACAGGACTTTAATCATCAAACCGAAAATCTTAGATTGGCTCACAAAACACAATCGAGAGGATTTCGGGAAATGAAAAAAGTATCTACAGAGTCGGCAAACTTTACTAGATACTTTTCATAATAGAAAAGCTTATATGAAAAAGCTTTTCTTGAATTATAGCAGTTTTAATTAAAAATTCAAGGAGGGAAAATGGAAGAAAAGAAAACGTAGAATACGCAAAAATAACAGCAACTGCATCTGCAGAAAAATTAAGTGAATATCTTAAAAAGTTAGATATTTCAGAGACAGAAACTAAAAAGCTCATTGATTTAATCTTAGAACAAGTAAGGGATTGTATTGAGCTCGGAAAAGAAATTGCATATGCAGAAATGATCTCGTATATGAAAGATAATGTAAAAGTGGGTGAGAAAAATGCGGATTAGGATTAGACCAACAATCTTCAATATCAGCTTAGTCATTACTGTATTTTTAATGCTGTTTGCAAGACTGGACCGAGGGTATCTCGTGTTTGGCGGAGAAACCCTGTTACCTCTTGTGGGATTGGTCGCACATTACGCTCTAAAGGACTGGTGGGATAAATGAAGCTGGACGAATTTAAGATTCATTACAAAAAATTCCACTTGCTGTGGAGAGAAGAGGAAGTAGCAAGACTGTCGAGATTTTCAGAAATTATGAAAAAAGTCTCCGGTGGAATCTACAAAATACTTGCTTGTGTCCGGAGATTCGATTGGATTCACGGATTCGTATCGTGCGGTTATCATTAGCGCCACAAATGTTGTGCAAAAAAACACAAAGTCCTCTTGGGTATTATTCCCCAGACTTGTTATCTTTGTTGAAAAAAGCTCAAGAAGTCGCTTTGTTGGAAGATTATACTTTAGCAATTCGGGTAAAAGAAGATGTACATGTTTTCAGCCCTACGGCAAATCAAGTGCCGGACATTGCTCACGTGGCTAAGCTAATACCCGTTGATGCAGATCGAGTAGCCTTTTTCACTGATATTTTCAAAGAAATGCCTTTAACTGAGGTCCTGTCTTGGGAAGCCATTTGTACGACATTCAAACCTGCAGGTTTACATGTTATGTGCCCGCGATTCTATTTCACGCATGAGGGAATTTCCGTAAAAGCGGAACTTGGGAAGTCACATTTAGAAATGATGTTCCCAATCCCGCTGAAAGTGGAATGTGAGAAAGTTTTGAATCCAAGATTTATTGATTTGTGGTTAAAAGCTACCGCGAAAGAAAAAGTAGTAGCGATTTTACTTTATACAAGAAAAGAAAGTAGTGCGGTTTGTTTTAAAATACCAAATTTAAAATATATCATCATGCCAATATCGTGGCGAAAAGGAGGACAATAATGGTAAAAGTAGAATTTCACGGAACCATGGAAGAGGTAAAAAATGAAATGAAAGAGTTTGTAGGAAGTTGGCAAGCATCTGTTGAGGATGTGGAATTTATTGCTGGGGTAGTGGGTAGTACCCCTGTCGTAGAAGAAGTGCCGAAGACTGAAACCCCGAAAGTAGACCCTGTGAAGGAGAAAATCCCAACAGGAAATTGGACAACCTGCGATTGTAAAGAAGTGCCAAAAACAGAGGCTCCGGCACCCGCAGCTCCTGTCGTACCGACTGTACCGGTTGCGCCCGCTACCGAGTACAGTTTTGCGGACATTCAAAGAATCGCGGCTCCGTTAGTACAACAAGGGAAGTCGACAGAGTTGATAAATGTTCTTGGAAATTTTGGTGCAAAGGCAATTACCGAACTGCAGCAAGACCAATTCGGGGCATTCGTTCAGGAATTAAAGAATTTAGGAGCTGATGTCTAATGGCACATGCTCTATTAGGTCCGTCCAGTGCGGCACGGTGGATGGCTTGTCCACCGTCTGTAAATCTCACAAAAGATATGCCGGATACGACAAGCGAGTATGCGGCGGAAGGAAGTTTGGCACACGAAATAGCTGAACTCAAGTTGAAGAAAAAAATCGTGGATCCGGGAATGTCCACTCGAAAGTTTAATTCAGAAATGAAGAAATTAAAGGAAAAAGAACTGTATCAAGAAGAAATGCAGGAATTTACAGACATCTATGTGGATTTTATCCAAGAGCAGATGTGCGCCTGCGAGAATACGCCATATGTGGCTGTGGAACAGAAAGTGGATTTTTCACAGTATGTTCCGCAGGGCTTTGGAACGGCGGATTGTATTCTCATATCCGGAGATATGATCCATATCATAGACTTTAAATATGGAAGGGGTGTGGTCGTGGATGCGGAAGAAAATCCACAAATGTTGCTGTACGCTTTGGGGGCTTATCTGGCTTACAATTTCTTGTACGACATCAAGCGTATTCAGATGTCGATTGTACAACCCAGAGTGTCCCATTTCTCCTCGTGGGAATGCGACGTGGACTATTTACTATCCTTCGCCGAACAAGCGAAGGAAAAGGCTCTCATGGCGTCAGAAGGGCAAGGAGAATTCCAAGCAGGAAAACACTGTAAGTTCTGTAAGGCGAAAACGACTTGCAGGACACGGGCGGAGGAAAACTTGGAGCTCGAGGGTTGGCAGTATGCGTTGCCGCCACTCCTAAAGCCGGCTGAAGTCGGACACATCTTGAAAAAGGCAGAGGATTTAGCCGCTTGGGCGAAAGAGCTCAAGGAGTGGGCACTAACGGAATGTTTGAATGGGAATGAAATTCAAGGATGGAAGGCAGTACATGGAAGAGGAAGCAGGAGTTTTACCAACACAGATGAAGCCGTAAAGGTATTGATGGAAAAAGGAATTGCGGAAGAGTTACTGTATGAACGGAAATACTTAACTCTCGCACAAATGGAAAAAACAATTGGAAAAAAGATTTTCAAGAAATGGTAGGAGATTTGATTGTAATGAAGGAAGGTTCGCCAACTCTTGTTGTAGAAAGTGACAAGAGGGAAGCAATTAGCAATAGGATTAAGGCAGAAGATGAATTTAGTGCAGTTGAGGATATTAATAATTTATAGGATAAAGGAGAAGTGATATTTTATGGCAAATGAGACTAGAATTATGACAGGAAAAGTGAGATTAAGTTATGTGCATTTATTTAAACCGTATGCGGCGAATGCGGGACAAGAGGAGAAGTACAGTTGTACAATCTTAGTCCCTAAGCATGATGTGGCGACAAAGGCAAAAATTGATGCAGCTATCAACGCTGCTATCGAAAAAGGAATAACCGGAAAATGGGCAGGAGTCAAACCTCCAAGACCGTCTACGCCAATTCACGATGGCGATTCGACAAGACCAAGCGACGGGGCGGAGTATGGGCCAGAATGCAAAGGGCATTGGGTGTTTACCGCATACGCAAATGCCGACTTTGCTCCTGGTATCATAGATGCGATGAAGCATCCTATCTTAAACCAATCGGAAATCTATTCTGGGATTTACGCGAGAGTATCTGTGACGTTCTATCCATACGCAACAGGAGGGAAAAAAGGAATTGGGGCAGGATTGAACAATGTACAAAAGTTGGCAGACGGAGAACCTTTAGCAGCCTCTGCGATTCGGGCGGAAGATGAGTTCGATGCAGTACAAATTGACCCGTTGACTGGGGAACCTATTTTATAGAGGAAGGGCAGTACAAACTGCCTTTTCTCATCAAAGGAGGAAGGGATGAACACACTAAGCATAGATATAGAGACATACAGCTCTATCGACATTAAAAAAGCAGGAGCTTACAAATATGCACAAAGTGATGACTTTGAAATTCTCTTGTTTGCTTACAGCTTCAACCATCAAGCCGTACAGATTATAGATTTAAAATCGGGAGAATCTATCCCGGAGGAAATTTTGTCCGCACTGCAAGACAGAAACTGCATTAAGTACGCATACAATGCGGCATTCGAGTGGTGGTGCTTGAATCAAGCGGGAATTGATACACCACTGGACCAGTGGAGATGTACCATGGTGCACGGGCTGTATTGTGGATATACGGCAGGATTAGGAGCTACAGGGGCGGCGATAGGACTGCCTCAGGATAAGAGGAAGCTTGCAACCGGAACGGCTTTGATTCGATATTTCTGTGTGCCTTGTAAGCCAACGAAGTCGAACGGGAATCGCACCCGGAACCTGCCTCACCATGCACCTGAAAAATGGGAACTGTTTAAGGAATACTGTCTGCAAGACGTTGTGACAGAAATGGCAATCGCGGACCGGTTATTATTCTATCCGGTTCCGGAAAAAGAGTGGATGTTATGGAGATACGATGTGGCTATGAATGCTTTTGGAGTAAAGATTGACAGACGATTAGTCGAGGGAGCTTTGGCAATTGATGCGGAAGTACGACAGGATCTCATGGCAGAAGCGATGAAAATCACGGGGTTAAACAATCCTAATTCTTCCAAGCAATTAATGGAATGGCTTGAAAAGAAGGAACGGAAGTCGAAAACTTACAAAAAGGAACCGTATCTCAATTAGTTGGAGATTTAGAAGATGGAGATGTGAAGAGGGTATTAGAGATACGGCAAGAACTGTCCAAGACTTCGATTAAGAAATACCAAGCCATGCAGGAAGCCGCAGGGGCGGATGACCGGATAAGAGGAGTGTCGTTTTTCTATGGGGCTAATAGAACCGGGCGATACGCAGGGCGTTTGGTACAATTGCAAAACTTGCCTCGTAACTACTTAGAAACCTTAGATGTTGCGAGAGAATTTACAAGGCAGGGAAATGGGCAAGCTCTAAGCATGTTATACGGGAATGTTCCGGACACGTTGTCCCAACTCATCCGGACGGCATTTATTCCAAGCGAAGGGCATCAGTTTGTGGTATCTGATTTCTCCGCTATTGAAGCGAGAGTCATTGCTTGGTTAGCCGGGGAAGAATGGAGGATGGAAGTATTTAAAACCCATGGGAAGATTTATGAGGCATCTGCTTCCCAAATGTTTGGAGTGCCCCTTAACACAATCGTGAAAGGACATGAGAATTATGCCTTACGAGCGAAAGGAAAAGTCGCAGAACTTGCCTTAGGGTATCAAGGAAGCGTTGGGGCTTTAATCGCCATGGGAGCAGATAAGATGGGGTTGACCGAGCATGAGATGAAAGATATTGTGTCCCGGTGGAGGAACACTTCCAAACGGATTGTGGAGCTTTGGTATGCATTAGAGAATTCCGCTGTGGAAGTGATTAAGACAGGACAGAAGCAAACTGTGAAATGCGTGACTTTAGCAAGAGAATTTGATGTTACATTCGGGCAAGAGTTTTTAACGATACAGTTACCGTCCGGAAGAAAATTATATTACCCAAAACCTCATCTGCGAGAGAATCAGTTTGGTTCGATGCAGATGCATTACAAAGGCATCAATCAAACAACAAAGAAGTGGGAGATTATCCCGACATACGGAGGGAAATTAACGGAAAACATTGTACAGGCGATTGCTCGAGACTGTTTGACAGAAACATTACTTCGAGTGAAGCAGAAAGGTTGGCAAGTCGTGTTCCATGTTCATGATGAAATTATCCTTGACGCTCCAAAATCGGTATTATTGGAAGAAGTGGAGAAAATTATGGGGGAACCGATACCATGGGCTCCGGGGCTGATTCTGAAAGCGGCCGGGTTTGTAAGCGATTATTATATGAAAGATTAGGGATAGCTATGAGAAAGTTAAAGCCAAAAACAAAACGGGAGATAAAACATAACGAAAAACGAGAAGTACAAGCGCATAAGAAGCCCGCTCAAGAGGAAATCGACTCTATCGAAATACGAATGCATCTGCTGAACTTAGCAACCGTAGTAGAACGGCATCAAAGTGTCTGGAAGCGGGAGAAGGAAGAGAACGACGGGTACTTGAACCCTTACTACATGATGTTGATGGGGAGAGTTAGAAACCTGTGTCGAAAGACGTATGACCTCGCGTTTGAAGGGAAAGATGAAGTGGGGAACGATCCGTGGTCTAAGGCAATTATGGTCAAGACCATGACTTTATGTGCGAGAGCATTCGGGGACCCGTTGCCTCTCTCTACCGATGATAGACAACAGAATTTACCGCGAGGATTTATGGGAACTTTAGGAGCTTGGGCAAGTGTCGTCAAAGAGCTTGGCTCGAAAAGACTAAGCTACTTGACAGAGAAATTGGAAATTCAAGATGAGATTTTAAACATCATGGATTTTTCTACGAAATACATGGAAATGGTGTATCGGGAAATTACAAGAAACGAACTGTTAGGAGGATTTAGAATATGATAGATTATGCAAAAAAAATTAAAGAATACCGACAAGAACATGGGATTTCACAAAAAGAAATGGCGGATTTATTGAGCGTAACACAGCCGTTTTTATCGATGTTGGAATCGGGGAAAATTAAGGCGGAAAGTGAGAACTTGAAAAAGAAAATTGAAGATTTATTAGAAATTCAAGAGGAGCCCACGTTAGACGGAAAGACGGCGGAAGAAGTTTTAGAAGCGATTGTGGAAAAAGAGGAACAGAGAGAGGATACAATTCACAGCCCTTCCCACTACAAAATCAAAGGATGTAAGTTTGAAAGTATTCATTTGCTGTCTAACATTATCGAAGAGTTACCTGGAAACTTAGCCTTCTATGTTGGAAATGCGATTAAGTATTTAATCCGGGCAGAGAAGAAAAATGGACGGGAAGATTATGAGAAAGCAAAAGTATATTTACAGTGGGCGATTGATTACAAATATGAAGACAGGGGATGTTCAGAAGATGAAATTGCAGAAAGTTTAGGGACAGATTGGCTGACTATCATCAGCGGAATCTGTGACGGCATGGACTTGAAAAAAGGCTTTACGATGAACGAAATTTTCAAAGCGATCATGGCTTGTGATTATATGATAGCTTTGAGCTATGTAGATAAATTACTAACACTTTAAGAGAAGGGGGGGCGACCTCAAATGCAATACTCGAGAACAATCACCATTTCTACTGCGAATAACCGATATTCAGAGCAGTGGACGGCAGTAGAAATGACATGGACTGCATTCGTAGAAAAGCTCGGGAAGCCGATTGTGACAGCGGAGAGCTACGAAGAGTACATGACCTACAAAAAGAAAAAGCAAGACCAAATCAAAGACGTTGGGGGATTCGTTGGCGGGGCTTTGGCAAGCGCTCTCCGACGAAACTCGACGATCCGGACACGTAGTATCGTAACCCTAGACTTAGATAATCTAGTTTATCAGGATGATGAGAAAATCCTGAAAATCTTGCACAGTTTGAATTGTTCGTTCGCGGTCTATAGTACGAGAAAGCACAGTAAAGTAAAGCCAAGACTTCGAGTGATATTCCCCTTAGCTACCGATGTGTCCGCAGACGAGTATGAGCCTATCGCAAGGAAGTTAGCAAGCTTTATCGGGATGTTGTATTGTGACCCAACAACGTTCCAACCGGTTCGATTAATGTATTGGCCAAGCCATTCGAAAGACAGCGACTATGTCTATGAATACGCAGATAAAGGATTGATAGATGGAAAAGCCATTTTAAATACGTACGCGAATTGGCACGACGTGAGGCAGTGGCCGGAAGTTCCGGGAGCCGCAAAGCTTCACGAGAATATGGCAAAGAAACAGGCAGACCCGCTTGAAAAAGAAGGAATCGTAGGGGCGTTTTGCAGGAGGTACAATATTCTGGAAGCGATTGAAGAGTTCCTACCGGGAGTCTATGAGCCTTGCGACACAGAGGGTAGACTGACCTTCGTTGGCGGGAGTACGACCGCGGGAGCGGTACTCTACGAAGACGGTCTGTTCCTCTACTCGCATCATGCCACCGACCCTTGCAGTCAGAAGCTCGTGAACGCCTTTGATTTGGTGAGGCTACATAAGTTCGGACATAAAGACGATACCGCAGAAGAGGGAACTCCGGTTGGGCGATTGCCCTCATATCTAGCAATGAAAGAGTTTATCCTGGAAAAAACTCCGGTGAAAATCGATTTGATTCGGGAACGGCAAGAGCAAGCGATGAAGGAATTTGCAGTAGTACTTCCAGATAATTCACATCAGGAAGAAGTGTTAGAAGGGGAAGTCGTGGAGGAAGAAGAGGCATGGGAGCAATATCTGGAGTGTAAATCAGATGGATTCCCGTTACCTACAATTCCCAACATCAGCCTTATACTGCGAAAGGATCCAAAAATCCGGGAAAAAATTTATTATGAAGAATTTTCCAACCGTTTGTTAGTTCGCTGCCCTTTACCATGGGGAAGTTCAGAAAAACAGGTTCGGGTATGGGCGGATACAGATGATTCAGGATTACGCTGGTTTTTTGAAAAGTTCTATAAAATATCGGGGGTGAATAAAATTATGGATGGAGTGAATCTTATATCAGAAGAAAATAAAGAAAATGCAGTAGCATTATACTTACAAAGTCAGACATGGGACGGTGTAGAACGTTTAGAAACACTGTTTATTGACTATCTAGGATGTGTAGATAATATCTATACAAGGGAAGCAGCAAAGTTATCCATGGTGGCCGCAGTTAGAAGAGCCATCACAGGTGGTATCAAATGGGATTATATGCCGATTTTTATCGGACCGCAGGGAATTGGAAAAAGTACTTTTTTAAAGGTTTTAGGAAGAGAATGGTTCAATGACAGCTTGTCCAGTTTTGACGGCAAAGAAGCTTGCGAAGTAATACAAGGGAGTTGGATTGTAGAAGTGAGTGAACTAACAGGACTGAGAAAATCGGAAATCAATATTGCAAAGCAGTTTTTGACACGACAAGAAGACATTTTTTCGAGAAGCGTACGGTAGAAGAACGAAAAAATACCCAAGAAGATGTGTCTTTTTCGGGACTTCCAACGATGCGGAATTTTTGAAAGATGCATCCGGGAATAGAAGATTTTGGCCTATTGATACTTTCGTACAAACTCCTAAAAAATCTATTTTCCAAGACCTTGCAAAAGAAGTCGACCAAATATGGGCGGAGGCTTGTGAGTCATCCAAGCGGGAAGATTTTCATTTGGTGTTAAGTAAGGAAGCGGAAATGTTGGCAAGATTGGAGCAAGAAAGCCATCGAGAAGATAATTTTAAACGAGGGATTATTGAAGAATATTTAGATAAAAAGTTGCCAAGAGCGTGGGGTTCGATGGATTTATTTGCGCGAAGAGCCTATCTACAAGACTATGAAAATCAAGTTGCATTACATTCAGAATTGTTTGAACGGGATCGCGTCTGTATTGCGGAAATATGGGAAGAAGCACTCGGGAATGACAAAAGATTCATGCGGAAAGCGGACAGCTTTGAGATTGCCGACATCATGTCAAGTATGAAAGGCTGGGAAAAAATGAAGCATGTTATGAAAGTGAAGAATTACGGCGGGCAAAAAGGGTATTTAAGGAAACAAAAATAAGGACAACCAAAGGCACAAAAAAGGACAACCAAGGCAACCATCATAATAACGGAAAAGACAACCAACTTTTCTTGGTTGCCCACTTAGTTGTCCACTTGGTTGCCAAAAAAACCATTGAAAATATTAAGGAATTATATAAAGACAACCAAGACAACCAAAATCTATATATAAATATAAAATTAAGAATTTAAGAATATATATAACCTTATTTTTCTTATTTCGCGTATACTCATATACGCGCGTAAGAAAGTTGTCCTTGTAGATTTTTTTAAGGAGATTTGAAATTGAAAAAACAGAAAAAGAAATTGAACAAAAATTGAAATCGCGAATTGAAAGCCTCGGAGGGTTATGTTTGAAGTGGACCTCTCCAGGAATACGAGGAGTGCCTGACCGGATATGCATTATGCCCGGAGGCGATGTCTTGTTCGTAGAACTAAAAGCAGAGGGGAAGAAGAACAATCTTTCTCCTTTGCAGAAAAACTTTCACAAAAAATTAACCGAGTTGGGTCATATGGTTTGGGTCGTATCCTCTTACGAAGAAGTGAATGACCTGATTGAAACTTGGTGTATGAGCTAGGAGGTGATGTCGAATGAAGTTTGTACCACATAATTACCAAAAATACTGCATTGACCGAATGGTACAGGATGATAAGTTGGGATTGATGTTGGATATGGGCTTAGGTTGAGAAAAACAATCATAACCCTAACTGCGATTCAAGAATTGAAGTACAATCGATTTGAAGTAAATAAAGTTCTTATCATCGCCCCTAAGAAAGTCGCGGAAGTGACGTGGACGGATGAGATAGAGAAGTGGGAGCATTTACACCTACTTCGCCCTTCCCTCGTGCTAGGAAGTGCCTCAAAGCGAATAAAGGCCTTGGCCAAGAATGCGGATGTCTATGTCATCAACCGGGAGAACGTCGTGTGGCTGGTGGAATATTATAAAAATAACTGGCCATTCGACATGGTGGTGCTGGATGAGTGGAGTAGTTTCAAAAATCATCAGTCCAAGAGATTCAAATATTTAAAAATGGTGCGGGGGAAGATGAAACGAGTGGTAGGGCTGACCGGAACACCAACTCCAAACGGTCTGATTGACTTATGGGCTCAAGTTTATTTACTAGATCAAGGAGCCAGACTGGAGAAAACCATCGGGAGATACCGGGAGAGATACTTTGATCCGGGACAGAGGAATCGGACGACTATTTTCAACTACGAAGCCAAAGACGGATCCGAACATGTGATTCATGAAAAAATCTCCGACATTTGTATCTCGATGAAGGCAGAGGATTACTTACAATTGCCGGATGTGATTTATGAGACCGTTCCGGTGATTCTGGATAGCAAAGCGAAAAAATCTTACGAAGAGTTGGAGAAAAAATGATTTTAGAGCTAGAAGCAGGAGAAGAAATCACGGTGGCCAGTGCGGCAGCTTTATCCAACAAGCTTCAACAATTGGCGAATGGGGCGATATACGGAGAAAATCGAGAAGTCTTTGAAATCCATGATTGTAAAATCGAGAGATTCTTAGAACTTATCGAACAGTTAAACGGGAAGCCGGCTTTAGTCTTCTACAACTTCCAGCACGACTTAAGCCGAATCCAAAAGGCATTGGCAAAGTCAGGACTACGAGTGAGGTTATTGAAGTCTCCGGAGGATCAAAAAGACTGGAACGAACATAAGATTGATGTCCTGTTAGCCCATCCGGCCAGTGCAGCATATGGATTGAATTTGCAGGAAGGTGGAAATCATGTTGTGTGGTTTGGGTTAAATTGGAGCTTGGAACTGTATCAACAAGCGAATAAGAGACTACACAGACAAGGTCAGAAAGAAAAGTTATCATTCACCATCTCATCACAAAAGGCACACGGGATGAGGACGTTATGAGAGCGCTAGAGAATAAAGGCAATATACAGGAAGAGTTATTACAGAGTTTGAAAGTGAGAATTGAAAAAGTCAAAAGAGGAGGATAAAATGGAAACAGTATTAGAAATAGAATTTCAAAAAATATTTGAAAAATGGGCATGGAGAATCACAAAACAAGATGAGAGTATACTTAAACCAAATTATTTTAAAGATGATGAAATAGGAGTGTATAGTGAGGGAAATCCTGATTTTGTCAGAGTAGATAATCAACTATTTATAAGAGGAATAATCGCAGAATTAGATAATATCATCAACATATGCACTAATGAAGAAAAAATCATAATTGAAAAAAAAGTAAAAGCTATCAACAAAAAATACGGAAAACTTAAAGACAGATTACAGGAAATTTGGAATAGACAAAAACATTTTGATAACACAGCTTTTCAAAATGCAAAAAACTACAAGAGAAGATACAGCTTTACATAGAAAAGCTGCACTTATTACTGAAATTGGGGAATTATTCAATGAAATTCCTGATTTTAAGTATTGGAAGAAGAATAAAAATACAGAGATAACAGATAAAGCCAAAGAAGAATTTGCAGACGTTCTACATTTTGTCGTATCTCTAGGAATCGACATTTTTGAGAATGAGCAGGAAATGTTCGAGTGGTACTGCAAGAAGAATGATAAAAACTTAGAAAGGCAGAGAAACGGATATTGAGGAGGATTAAAATGACAGAGAAGGAAATTAAATTTAGAGCTTGGGATGGATTAACTAAAAAATCACAAATTATCAAATCTGTGATGATATGGTACTTTTCTTTGATAAACATAAAGGTTGTTGGCTAAAGAATCAAAAAGACAGATTTGTGCTTATTCAATATACAGGTTTAAAAGACAAAAATGGAGTTGAAATCTATGAGGGGGATATTGTAAAAGTTCCACATTTTTCACATGATGAAAGAATAAAAATAAACAGTGTTGTTAAATATGTCGATAATAGAGCTGAATTTGTTATTGACTTAGAAGATATTGAAGAAACTTTTTATTGCTGCAATCAAAGCGAAAGGTTTGAGGTTGTCGGCAATATTTATGAAAATCCTGAATTGTTGGAGGAGGAGAATAATGTGGAAATGTAAATGCTGTGGAAGCACCGATTTTATCGAAAGAATTGTAGGCGGATATGAAAAATATTCAGGATATGATAAAAACGGTTACCCAAAAGAATTAGAAGAATCCGACTATGAAGCAATAATCGAATGTAATAACTGTGGAAATTATAAAGACGGTTCTTGCAATATTAGCAATATAGCAGATTGGATAGAGGAGGAAGAATGAGATACGTTTTTAGTAAAGAGAAATACGAAAAAAGAATGAAGGAAAGAGGCTGGGATCCTCTCTCATGTGCTGAGCAATTCGATGGAATGGTAATACAATTCGAAAAAAATAAAGATTATCGGATTTTCGGAGATTTTTGTATCTTTAAACACTGGTGTGATACGTTTGAAGATAGACTGGATGACCGATTAAAAGAAATCTGGGATAGACAAAAGAAGTTCGATGATATCGTTTTTAAGAACGCAGGAGTAACAAGAGAGGGAACAACTCTACACAGAAAAATTGCGTTAGTAGCGGAAATTGGGGAATTATTCAATGAAATTCCTGATTTTAAGTATTGGAAGAAGAATAAAAATACAGAGATAACAGATAAAGCCAAAGAAGAATTTGCAGACGTTCTACATTTTGTCGTATCTCTAGGAATCGACATTTTCCGAGATGAACAAGAAATGTTCGAGTGGTACTGCAAGAAGAATGATAAAAATCTTTTGAGACAAAAAACCGGATACTAAGGAGGACTAGATGACAGAGAAAGAAATACGGAAGATAATCCAGAAAGAAATTTCAGATAAAATGCTAGAATTAAAGAATATCCATGAAAGTAAGAACACTTTTCAAAAAGTAGAAAAAATGCTTTGGTATTATAATTCGTTCAAACGAAGAATCGTTAAATTACAAGAAGGATTAGATGAGGTTATTTTGAAAAAATGTTCCGGAATAGCTGGAGGATTTGGAAATACCAAATATGAATACAAGTCAGAGCTTGAGAAAATTGAAGATATTCAAGAACGAGATAAAATTATGATTTCTAAAATGCAAACAGTTGTAGACTTGATAGACTTTGGATTAAACGAAGTTAAAACAGATAAGTATTATTCAATTTTAACATTGCGATATTTCGAACGATTATCTTTAGAAGACATTGCAGAGAGATTAGATATAAGTGTCATTACTGTGAAAAGAAATAAGAGCAGACTCATTAACGAGTTAAGTTTAATTATATTTCCGGAAGAAATTATGAAAAATTTTTAAAAATGATACGAAAATGATATTTTAATGAAACTTCTTATGTGTTATAATGCTATCGTGGAAGAAGCAGGGAGAAAACCTTGCTTCTTTTTTTCTCTCCCCAGAGAAACGAGTTAGGCTTCTCGAGAAAAAGTCTTTATTTTATTATTTATTTAGTGTATAATAAATTTAATATAATTTTATTTCTGGGGGAGAGTGATTAAATTATGGCAAATAATAATCTTGTTAAAAAATATTGTAGGAAATCTTGTTGAATACGATGTTATTCCTATGGAAAAAAAATGTGAAATTGAAGCTGGTTTAGAAGCAGTTTATGAAGTAGGGAAAGATGTTATAATTGATAATATCCCAGTGGTAAGAGAACTTATGAAAGTAGTTAATAGTTTTAGAGATAAAGTTTTATTAAAAAAATTTATTCTTTTTTACAAGGTATAAACTCTGTATCTAAGGAAGAAATAAAATCTTTTTTTGAAAAGGATATTAATAATTTTTCAGAAAAACTATTAATCACAATAGATAGAATAGATTTTGAAGAAAAAATTAATTATCTTAGTAGATTATTTGAATTTCTTATATCAAATAAGATTGATGAAATATTATTTTTTAAATGTACTAAAGCATTAGAAAATTTATATCACAAGGATATAGATAAATTTAAAGAAAAATATGATAAAGATAAGGAATATTCATCTAATGATTTCACTTTTGAATGTTATAAAGGAGTAGGTTTTTTTTGAACATAAGAAAACAACAGATGGGGAATGGCGGGGAATTTCATTAGGAAGTTATGTTGTTAGTGATGTTGGAAATATTTTTTTAGAAATAATTAATTAAAGGCTAAAAAAAGAAAGAGGAGAAAAAGTAATGAAATATAAATGTTTAATTGACACAGATGATTTAGGATTTTTAGGAATCTTTTGTGTTGTAGGAAATTTTTCTCGAGATAACATAGAAGATTATTTTCATAATAATTCTTCTGATTTAAGAAAAAAATTTCAAGAACGAGTAGATAAAAAACAGCATTTAAGATTCGAGAATTTTCAAATAATTTTTTTAAGTGATGATGGAGTAGTTTATGGAGATATTCCAGCAAGTAATTTAATTAATAGACTAGTTTTGAATTTTAATAAGAAAGAAGTACGAATAAAATTTATTCAAGGTATATATGATAATGGATATATTATATAAACATTTAATTAATGGAAGTTTTAACTTCCATTTTTTGTTTAACCGTTAACACTCTTGCAGTTCTTAAATGAACGAGGTACGTCCTTACGCAAGAGCTTTTTAATTTAACAAGTCTACTTTCAGAGTTATATAGACTATAAACATAAACTCGATTCTAAGTGCACAGAGAGAGGTTATAAACCTTTCTCAGAATGGAGAGTTATCCTAATTTGATAAGGAAGTAGTCTACTAAACTACCGCCAATACGGCTTATAGGTTCGAATCCTATACTCTCCGCCAAAAAGCAATGTAAAAAGGTTGCGAAGTGGAAAAGCAACCAAAATATATTTAAGAAAGTGAGGTGAAACAGGTTGAACAAACAGGATTTATTCGTAAAAGAGTATTTGAAAGATTTGAATGCGACACAAGCATATATTAGAGCAGGATATAAATTTAAGAGTGAGAATGTTGCTGCTGCAAGTGCTGCTAAAATCCTAAGAAATCCTAAGATACAAGAAAAAATACAAGCAGAGATGGCTAAAAGGGAGAAAAGAACGGAAATTACACAAGATAGAGTATTGAGAGAGATTGCAAACTTGGCTTTTACGGATAGAACCGGAATTGTCAATCTGAAAAAGAACCGAGTTATCATACAAGATTTTGAAGAATTGACTCCTGAACAGCGAGCATGCGTTGCTGGAGTCAAAGAAACAAAACACGGGATTGAAGTGTCTTTCTACAACAAAGAAAAAGCCTTAGAAATGTTAGGTAGACATCTAGGAATGTTTACAGAAAAAGTGGAAGTTAAGGGAGAAATTAACAGCAATCCGCTGCAAGGATTGACAACAGAAGAATTGAAAAAACTGATCCAAGGATAGGAGGTGGTACGGTGGCATATGATATGAATTTGATAAGATTAGAAGCAAAAAAAGAATTGGCAAGAAGAGATTTTTGGAGTTACTGCAATTTCTTCTCTCCTAATTTTTATACAGAAAAAAAAGCATATTTAACAGACTTATGTAATCGATTACAGGCATTTATAGAATCCGATAAAAAAGTGTTAGTGGTAAATATGCCGCCGAGATTTGGGAAATCCAGAACCGCTACTAACCTCGTGCAGTGGCTATTGGGGACAAATAACCATCTGAAAATTATGACAGGATCCTACAACGAAACTCTGTCATCTACATTTGCTAAGCAAGTACGTGATATGATTGCTACAGAAAAATCAAAAGGTATGACAGTGTATCAAGATATTTTTCCGGATACGAAAATTAAGTACGGAGAAGCCTCTATGAACAAATGGGCGTTAGAAGGAAGCCAAGTAGCAAATTATTTGGCGACCTCTCCGACCGGGACTGCAACAGGATTTGGGGCAGACATTATCATCATTGACGACTTGATAAAAAATAGTGAAGAAGCATACAACGTAAATACTTTACAAAAGCATATTGATTGGTTTACGAATACGATGCTCTCTCGGACAGAGAAAGGATTTAAACTAATCATCATCATGACCCGTTGGGCGACAAATGACCTTGCGGGTTTTATTTTGGAGAATTTCGAGGATGTAGAGCATATTAACTATAAAGCTATCAACGAAGATGGAAGTGCTTTAGATGAAGACGTCTTGAGTTTAGAAGATTTCAACTTTAAGACAAAACACATGGATAAGGCGATTGTATATGCCAACTATCAACAAGAGCCAATTGACATTCAAGGGAAGTTGTATCAGAACTTAAAAACGTATGTAGAAATCCCGAGAGAGAAGGTACGACAGCGGAGAGCCTACTGCGATACGGCAGACACCGGAGCGGATTATTTATGTAACATCATCTATGATGATTGCAAAGATAGTGCTTATATCGTGGATGTAATCTACACCAAAGAGCCTATGGAAATCACAGAGGAGCTAGTTGCTGCTGCTTACAAAGCTCATCAAGTAAACTTAGCTGACATTGAATCAAACAACGGGGGAAGAGGATTTGCAAGGAATGTTGAGAGAAGAACGAAAGAACTTGGAAATTATAAAACAGTTGTAAAATGGTTTCATCAGTCCGGGAATAAGCAATCCAGAATACTGGCCAATAGTTCTTGGGTACAACAAAATATTTATTTCCCAATCGACTGGGAGAATAAGTGGCCGGAATTTTACAGAGCGATTACAACCTACCAAAAAGAGGGGAAAAATGCTCATGACGATGGACCGGATGTTTTGAGTGGGATTGCGGAAAAATGTGGAGCTACATCAGGATTGTCATTTGATTAAGGAGAAAAAAAGATGTGGGAATGGATTAAAAACATATTTAAGAAGAATAAAAAGGTGGAAAATATGGAGATACGAAAACTAGAATATTTAATCAGTACTTGGTTGACGTCTAAAGTAAGACAAGACCAACTGAATGGGGAACGATACTACAGGGGAAATCAAGATATTTTGCAGAAAAAAGAAAAGCTATCATGGAGCAAGGGCGATTGGAAGATGTTGATAACATGGTCAATTCTAAAATCGTGGACAATCAGTATGTGAAAATGGTGGACCAAAAAGTCAATTATCTGTTAGCGAAAAAGCCGACATTTAATTGCCAAAGTGAAGATGTGAGAGAGTTGTTTGGGGCGAAATTCTTGAGAATGTTAAGAAATTTAGGAGAGGATAGTCTGAACAACGGCATTGGTTGGGTGTATCCTTACTTTGGGAAAAATGGTAAATTGCAATTTAGGAAGTTCGAAGCATCCGAGATTTTACCGATTTGGAAAGATAACAACAAAGAAGAGCTAGAGCTGGCGATTCGACTTTACGAAGTCATGGAGTTTGACGGGGACAGGTTAAAACCGGTGAAAAAAGTAGAAGTTTACTCAGAACATGGGGTAAACTTTTTATTTGGGATTATAACAGATTGAAAGAAACCGGACATTCCGACTACATCTCAATAGGAGAGACCGGATATAACTGGGGGAAAGTTCCGTTAGTTCCTTTCCGCAGCAACAATTTAGAGCAGCCTTTAATCTGTAGAGTAAAGTGCTTGCAAGACGGACTGAATGAAATTTTATCTAAGTTTCAAGATAATATGTTAGAAGATGCCGGAACAACGATCCTGATTCTAACGAACTATGACGGAGAAAATCTAGGAGAGTTCCGAAGAAATCTAGCAACTTACAGAGCCGTTAAGGTAAATAACATGGATGGTGGAAAAGGTGGATTGGATAAATTAACAATTGAAGTTAATGCGGAAAATTATCAACTAATCATAAAGCTTCTGAAAAAAGCAATCATTGAGAATGCAAGAGGGTTTGATGCGAAAGATGAAAGATTGGGAGGAAATCCTAATGAGATGAATATCCAATCCATGTATTCTGATATTGATTTGGATGCCAATCAAATGGAAACAGAGTTTCAAGCATCGTTTGAAGAGTTAATGTGGTTTGTGAATAAAGCTTTGAATGTCAATGACACGCTGGAAGTCGTATTCAACCGAGATGTTTTAGTAAATGAAACAGAATCAATCACAAACTGTATTCAAAGTTCTGCGTTGCTATCTTTAGAAACTGTGTTAGCACAGCATCCTTGGGTTACGAACGTGGAAGAAGAATTGTATCGTTTGAAGAAACAAAAAGAAGAAAGTATTGAAGGAGAATATGCCGGAGTCATGAACGCTTCTGATGAAGATGAGTAAAAAATATTGGATAGAACGATTTGAGCAAGAAGAAGCGAGAAATGCAAAAATGAGCCTACAGCATATGCAGGTTGCAAAAAAAGCAATACCAAAATACAATGCGTAAAATCGATTCAGAGATCCGTTCTTGGTATTCTAAGTATGCTAGTGACAATGAGATGAGCTATGAAGAAGCTCAGAAAACCTTATCCGGAAAAGACCGAAAAAATTTAAAGCTGACACTAGAAGAATATATCAGATTGGGAGAACAGCAAAATGTAAGTTTTGATACCGAAGTAGAAAAACGTTAAAAAGAGTCAGTGCCGGAGTTCATGTGAATCGTTTAGAATCGATTAAGAGCTCGATACAGGCAGAACTTGACATTCTATACACAAATGTAGAGCGAAGGCTTGGAGAGCACTTCTGTGAGGTCGTTGGAGCGGGATACGCTAGGACAAGTTACTTAGTGCAATCCATGACAGGAAATTATGAGAGTATATCAGGACTGAATAAGGACTTATTGAATCAAATGATTTATAAGCCGTGGACAAGTGATGGAAAAATTGGTCAAACAGGGTCTGGAAACAGAAGGATAAACTGATTGAAGAGCTTCACACTTCTTTGGTTCAATCGTTAGTACTTGGGGATGATGTCAATCTATTAGCAGATAAAATGTCAAAAAGATTAGATGTCGGGTTCAGCAGAGCTGCTAACTTGCTTATGACGGAATCGGCTGCATACCACTCCAAAGCTACAGAGTTGTGTTATAAGGATTTAGGAGTGGAAAAATATGAGATATTGGCAACTTTGGACAATCGAACCTCTACTGTGTGTCAGGGGATGGATGGTAAAATATTCGAGAGAAAACAATATCAAGTAGGAGTCACGGCACCGCCTTTTCACTGCCGATGTCGCACGACCACAATTCCTTATTTCGAAGACTTAACAGAAGATGAAACAAGAGCTGCAAGAGACGCAGACGGGAATTATGTGGAAGAAAAAGCAAGTATGAAATACCCGGAATGGGAAGAAAAATACTTGAAAGAGAGTACAAAAGATAGTATAATAAATATAGAGGTAGATGAGATGACTCCGTGTTTAAGAAGATTAAAGGATAACACTATTGTAAAGACAGAAGTAAAAGAAATAAAGTATAAAAAAGCATATTTTAAAGATTGGTTATTTGATTGGTCAAAAACAGAGAAAAAAGGCTATCAAATCTTGGCTTTATATGCGGAGGATGATAGTAGAATTCAAGGAGCTATATCAATCAAACCTCGAAAAGACAATTTAACTGTAGAAATAGACATTGCAGAGTCTGCTCCTTTCAATAGGTTATATAAGAATAAAGCAAAAGAAAAAGAGTATAGTGGTGTCGGAGCACATTTGTTTGCTGAGGTTTGTAAGAGAAGTTTTGAGTTAGGATATGATGGATATGTAGAGTTTAAAGCCAAAACAAATCTTGTAGATTACTATAAAGAAAAGTTAGGGGCTATTGCTATTGATACTCAAAGAATGTATATTGATACAGATGGAGCAAAGAAATTGATTGAGAAATACTATGGAGGTGGAGAAATATGAAGTTAGAAGATTTCGGAATGATGACAGAACCAATGCCTGAAAACAAAGTGGAGTATGATTTAAGAGCTTTAAATGCTCATTGTAAAGAAAATGGTATTCTTCCAACCGATTTATCTACCAAAGAATTAGAAAGATTTGAGAAGCATAAGGAAAAGAAAGTCATAAATTTTTAAATAAAAGCACTTAGAGAAATCTAGGTGCTTTTTATATCATTTGCACTTAAATTTGACAAATAAGCAAAATTATAGTACAAATAGAATGTAATCAAAATTATTAAGGAGGAGTGAAGAACAGTGATTAGAAAATTATTAACAATTGCTGTAACCATTTTTATTTTTATCGGGTGTGAGAGCAAAGAAGAGAGAGAAATACAAAAATTTCTTTCTAATATTGTAAACACCTATAATGAAAAAGATTATAAAGAAACTTTTGCCATGATAGAAGATTTCGAATCGAAATATCCAGATTCAAAAAGAATAGAAGAACTGAAAGAAATAAAGCAACAATCAGAGATTGAAATAAAAAAGAAGAGAGAGAACTCAAAGAAAACAAGAAAAATGCGAAAAATTGAAAATAAATTTAAAGAAGCAATGCAAAATATTGAAAAAGAATATGACGAATTCAACAATATTACTTGGTTCGAATCGAAAAATATAGACGGGGAAAAATTTTCTAAAGAAACAGAAATCTCAGTGACAAGAGTTTTTTTATACGGATCTCAATATGGAAGACTAGGAGAATATGCCGATAATGTAAGACTTGTCTTGAGGTATTACGGAGATGATTGGATTTTTTTTGATAAGGTGATAATTTTAGCGGATGGAGAAAGAAAGGAATTTCAGCTTAACGTTTATAAGGCAAAGCGTGAGGTTGTAAAAGGAGGATTTTTTGGGAGAGTGTACGAAGAATATGATATCGCTATTGGCGAAGATGATATGGATTTTTCTTAAAAGTTGCTAATAGTAACACTGCAAAAGTAAGATTTTCTGGAAAGTATGACCGTGATTTTTATCTGAATTCAAACGAAAAATATATAATAAAAAACATATTAACAGCTTATAAAAAGAATTTATATTTACAAATTGTCGATTAACAAAGTTGCGAACAAAGCAATTAAACCCTAGTAAATGCTAGGGTTTTTATATTAAAAAAAATCTCTTGACTTTTTACCCGTGATAAATTATAATATTTTTACGGGTAGAAAGTGAGGTGAGCAATGGCACAAAAAATAGGAAGACCTAAGAGCGACAATCCTAGAAATATAAGACTTGAAATAACTTTAAACAAAGATGAAGATTTTAAATTAAAGAAAATATCTGAATCCTTAAAATTAAGTAAAACAAGAACTATTGTAAAAGGATTAGAACTTTTAGAAAAAGAACTTAATAAATAAAAAAGCCCTCTATTAAGTGTTAAATTTAAACATAGAGGGCTATAAAGGTAAGATACCTTTTAGGCAATTGTATTTTACCACAAACCCTCTATAAAATCAAATTTTTATAGGAGGATAGTAAAATGAATTATTTAGTGCATTTAGAAAAGAAAAATGATATTTATGTTGTAAGCAGTAGAGTGATTGCTAAGGAACTAGGGAAAGAACATAATAGAGTATTGAAAGATATTGATAAGATTTTAGAGAACTCAGATTTGAGTTTTCAGATTTTAGAAAAGTCAGATTTGACTTCTCTAATAATACCAAGCACTTATAAGGTAAAAGGGCAAAGAAGAGAGTACAAAGAATATTTGCTCACAAAAGATGGTTTCACTTTATATATGTTCAATATTCAAGGGTACCTTGATTTTAAGATGGCATACATCAATGAGTTCAATCGAATGGAACAAGCCCTAAAAAATCCAAAGCGAGAACAAACAAAGTTGGATTTTCAAGAAAAAGATATTATCCGAACCACTTGGAAAGGAGAACCGGTAATAGAGCTTGTACAACTGGCTAGATATATCCATATGACTTCTGACAATTTACATTTTTTAACAAAACATGATAAAGTTACATTACGATATGAGAAGCTAATGGAATTTCGAAAAGAAAATCCGAGAAGATATAACCAAAGTGTAAATGCGATTAGTATTCTTTTCAAAGAAACTGTCATTGCAATTTGTAAGAAATATGGCATCTATGAAAAATACAAAGATTTTATCAATAATTATTTCCGGGTAGATAACAGAATAGAGGATAAAACACCTAAGGTTCCTGTGATAAGAGCAAACTTTGATAAAGTGGACAGTAAAGAAGAGTTTTTAGAGGACGAATATTACAGAATAATGTATGAAAATATTAAGGAAGCTTATGAAATTGAAAATAAAATTGAACGAATTTATATTGAAGAGTTAATTCCTATATACAATCAAATTGAGGGGTTATGCAAAACAAAGAGAGAACAATTTTTTATCTCCTCATTATCGTATGAAATATGGAAGAGAACGATCTAGTAAAGTTAAATAGTTTAAATTGAAGAGAGGTATCACAGCCTCTCTTTTTTTATGTCCAAAAGGAGGTAAAATATGGAAAATGTATTAGTAAAAGTAGAAAACAAAGATGGAATTTTAGTAGTTTCTAGTAATCAGGTAGCTGTGGAGCTAGGAATAAGACACGATAATTTATTGAATAAAATTGATGATTATGTGAAGAAATTTAACTCACCTAAACTTTCAGGGCAGTTCTATATTTCAAGTAATTACAAAGATAAAAGTGGAAAATCAAATAGAAATTATTTAATTACCAAAAAAGGGATTGCTCAGGTTATTGGAGGATATTCTGCAGCGGTTCCCAAAGCCTTTGAGTATAATGTAGCTTATATCAACGAATTTGAAAGAATGGAGCAGATTCTAAGAAATCGAAATAGTAGCGAATGGCTGTTAACTAGAGAACAGGGAAAATTGATAAGAAGAGCAGAAACAGATGCAATTCAAGAATTGATTCCTTATGCAAAAGAGCAAGGAAGCAATCACGCAGATATGCTTTATATGACATATAGTAAATTGGTAAATTCTTTAGTTGGCATAAAAGCAAATACTAGAGATATTATTGAATTTAGAAAGTTGATAGCAATACATCAGTTGGAAGACATGTTCTCAAGAATCATAGAAAACGGAATTAAAAATAAGATGTACTACAAAGAAATTTACAAATTATGTAAAAGAAACGGGCAAATGTTAATGGGTTTGTTGAATGGAGAGATAAAAGCACTTAGTGTTGATTAAGTGCTTTTTTAATACTTAAAAACAGGAAAGCGAGGTGAAAGATATGACGGTAGCAGGATATTGCTTCTTAGGTGTCGTTGTGATTGTATTATGTGTTTATGTGTACGGTCGTGTAAAGTATAGACTTACGAAACCAAAAGACATTGTGAAAGAAGCGAGAAAAGGATTTAAAAAGTAGGGAGAGGACTGGAAACAGTCCTTTTATTTCGCCTTTTTCGTATTGCAGGCGAAAAAGAACAAGATCTCAAATCGATGACATACATCGTAAAAAATGAAAGGAGACCAACTATGAAAAAAGAAGATTTAATAGCATTAGGATTATCAGACGAGTTAGCTAACAAAGTGGTAGACAAGTACGGGCATTTAGTCACAAAAACGAGATTAGATGAGGTGATTGCAGAGAGAGATACATTAAAAACACAGGTATCAGAAAGAGATAAGCAGTTGAAGGAATTGGAAAAAGCAGCAGGGGATAATAAAGAGTTAAAAGACCAAATCGAAAAATTGCAAAAAGACAACAAAGATGCTGCGGATAAATATGCAAAAGATTTACACGATTTACAGGTCAATAATGCTGTTGATTTAGCAATTTCTGGGGCGAAAGGGAAAAACGGAAAGGCAATCAAGGCTTTATTGGATTTAGAAAAGGCAGAAATCAAAGATGGAAAAATCATAGGACTGGAAGAACAGTTAGCAAAGTTAAAAGAATCTGACGGATATTTGTTTGAGGAAGTACAACAACCTCAAAACACGAATCCCGCAGGATTTACACCGGGAGCAGGAAGTTCAAAAAATCCGGGAGGAGATGGACCTAAAACCTACTCTCAAAATCATGCAAATGCTAGCGGAAAATCCGGGATTGGATATTTCAAAATTTAAAAAGGAGATGATATTACATGAAACATTTTGATGCGAAAATTTTTAACGGAGAGGCATTTGGGAAATATGTATCCATTATCCCAAATACTAAGAAAAATGAATTATTGAAATCAGGGGCAATTCAAGGCAATCAAGAAATCAAGGATGCCTTTGCAAATCAAACAGGAACACATTATGCAACATTACCAATGCACGGAAGAATTGGCGGAAAAACATTGAACTACAACGGATCCACAAATGTCACTGCAACGTCTACAAAGACTTACTCCAGAGGAGTCATTTCTATCGGAAGAATGGCAGCTTGGACAGAAAAAGATTTTTCTTACGACATCACGGGCGGAGTAGATTTTATGGATAACGTCGCAAAGCAAGTAGTAGACTTCTGGGCAGATGCATATCAAGGAATTTTACTTTCCATTTTGAAAGGTATTTTTGCTATGAATTCTGGAAAAGACAAAGAGTTTGCAGAAGGGCATACGTATAACATTACTGAATTAGCGGGGAAAGATGGAAAAGTAGGACCAACGACTTTGAATTCCGCTTCTCAAAAAGCGTGCGGGGACAACAAAAATATATTTAAAGTGGCGATTATGCATTCTACTGTCGCAACAAACTTAGAGAATTTACAAATCTTAAAATACTTTACCCAAACAGATGCAAACGGAATGCAACGAGAAGTAGGAATGGCGACATGGAATGGTAGAGTTGTATTTATTGATGACTCTATGCCAACTGCAAAATTTGCTGGGGGGAAATATGTAAAAGTGGAAGCCTCTCATCCGGATGCTTTGAAGATTGCAACTCCGGGAACAGGTGTAAAGGAAGTTCCTCAAACCACAGTTGCAGGAGCTAAATTTGATTCTAAATGGACTCCAAAAGATGGAGAATATGCAGCGTTAGTTGAAACAGGAACGGAATATACTACTTACTTGTTAGGAGCAGGAGCATTTGACTACGAAGATTTAGCAGTAAAACACGCTCATGAAATGGTGAGAGATGCAAAGACAAACGGTGGAGAGGACATGCTAATCACGAGAAGAAGATTGGTGTATGCCCCATACGGAATATCTTACAAAACAGATTCAACCATTTCTCCGGAAGATACTGAATTGGAAAAAGGAACTAACTGGGAATTGGTAAAATCTCAAGACGGAGATGTGATTGACCACAAAGCAATTCCAATTGCTAGAATCATTTCTCGAGGATAGAGTGAGGCGTATGGATGCGATTGAGAAGTTATTACAATCCTTTGGATACACAGTAGGAGAGGCAGACAGACCTCTCCTTTCTTTTATTCGAAGCACCGTTGAGAACTCTATCAAGATAAGGGCGAATATCCGGGAGATTCCACCTGAATTGGTTCCGATAGTCGAGAAAAGAACTGTAGGAGAATTCTTAGCTACTAAGTTAAGTACCGGGGAATTTAAGAGCGATAGCATCAATTTAGAGCCTTTGGTAAAGACGATTCAAGAGGGAAAAGTAACTATCACATATGACACTTCCGGACAGACCAGAGAAATGATGTTGAAGACCTACTGCGGAATGTTGATAGCTTATGGTGAGTTGGAGATTGTGGCATATCGGAAATTGAGGTGGTAGCATGAATCATAAAGCAGTATTGGAGAGTACATATATCGCGACTGCGAAGGTATACGGATACGAAAAAGTAAAGGAAAAAGGAATCACAAAGAATAAAGAGATTGTCTTGATAGAACAGCTAAAATGCAGGATTGACTATGAGACAATCACCGGAACTGAGCAAGAAAACTTAGGAAAAGTATATCAACAAGTGATTCTGTTTTGCAATCCAGATATTCACATTCCTTCAAACTCTAAAATAGAAGTGACTCAACTGGGGAGAACGGAAACTTACTTGAGTTCTGGGAAACCTGCAGTATATTCTTCCCATCAAGAAATTATCTTGCAAGTTAAAGAGGTGGCGTGATGAAGATACAAATCGATGAAAAAGCTTTTACACAATTTCTGAAAGAATGCAAGAAAAACTCCGTAGATGCCAGACCCATTTTGGAAAAAGGATTAAATGAAATCGGGGCAAGGTTGCTGCGAAGAGTAAAGCAGAAAACACCGGTAGGAGTAAGTCAGGAAGGAAAAATTGCAAGAAGAGATAAAAACGGAAAGCTTATGACGTATTCAAAAGGGGTAAATAAGGGAAAGATTAAGACCAGAATAGGTATTATCCATCAAGGCGGGAATCTAAGGAGAAGCTGGTATGCTACGAATACGATTCGTAGAAGCGATTCTAGTAAGGTTATTGTCTATAATTCTTCCCGGTACGGAATGTATGTAGAGTACGGGCATAGACAGACACCGGGAAGATTCGTACCTGTGCTTGGCAAAAGGTTGAAAGCGAGATGGGTAAAAGGTCGATTCATGCTTACTAAAAGTATTCAAGAAGTAGATGCTTTAGCTCTTAGCGTTATGAAAAACATATAAAAAAGGCGGTGAGTGCGTGGAAATAATAGGAAGAATCGGGGAAGCCCTGAATACACTATACCCGGAGATAGAAGTGTACGTGGATGATATTCGGCAAGGTGCCACCGAGCCATATTTTGTGTTACAGTTTGTATCGAAACGAGATATGAAGATAGCTGGAATTAAATGTAATAAAGCTTATACGATAGATATTACGTATGCCTCAAAAGAGGAATCTGATTTGTACAAAGTCATGGATTCGCTTGAGAAAAAACTGTATTCTTTGGTAGCTTATCTTTCTTACGATATGGAAATTATCGAAAAGGAAGGGCATTTTGTGATTGAAGTTATTGCAGAAAATCCGGCTACCAAAGAAGAATACTCCGGGGATGGTTTTTATCAAAAATTGGTGGAAAAAGTAAAAGAATTATCTCATAAACCTTGCTATTTTTTAACAGTAGACTTGAAAAAAGTGGATTTTGAAAAAGGATTTTTCATTTTAAAGCCGTTATCCTTAGCGGCTTCTACAATTAGTCTGAATCACAGAAAAGAATATGAGCAGGAAATAGAGCTAGTATATTTAGAGAATTCAGAAAGACATCCTATGAGGATATTGGAAGAGCACGAACAACTTATTCAAGCCTTATCGGATGACACAGTGTTGAGGAAAGAATATATAAATTTAGATTATGAAATTGAAGTGGAAGATGAGGAAGATGAGAAAGAAGTATTAGATTTTTCGCATTTTACCACAACACTAACGATAAAAAGGAGAGGATAACATGGAAGTACGATTTTTAGTAGGAAAACAAAGTGGAGATGGAACCGCACAAGTGACTGATATGACGGTATTAGATGCTACCTCATATTCTGTAATGCCGAAAACCAATAAAGTAAGCTCACAGGCAATTGGATCCGGAAGATGGGAACGAGACGGATTTATCTCAAAGATGGACGTCAGTGGAGATGTGACGATAGAAGCCAATACCGGGCAATTAGAAATTTTGTTGGAAGGAGCCGGATTTAAAGGAACAAAAAAACAAAAAATCTGGAATTCTTACCGGATAAATTTGCAACATTCTTGACATTGGCGATGGATAATATCGAAGACGATATTTCCGAATATGCTCAAGATTGTTTGGTTTCTAGTTTAAAATTATCAGCTCAAATGGAATCTTTCGTGACAGCAACTGCTTCCGTCATTGGAAAACAACATACGGTGAATGGAAATAAGATGAGCATTCAACCGAAAACGGCAAAAGGGGAAAGCTTGATTTGCTTAGGTGCTGTACTGAAAGAAAAAGAATCTGATGTGACAGCAAAGATTGAATCTATTGATTTAACGATTGACAATAAATTAGAGGGGAAAGCTTCTTTGAACTCTATTTATAATAAAGTGATTCGTCAGTCTGATAGAGGGTCTGTGACTTTGGACATTTCTTTCAATAGCTTTGACAAAGAGAGCTATAAGAGTGGGCATGAACTATTACAAAAAAATGGATCCTATAAAGTGGAATTGACATTCGCAGAATCTACCACACCGGCTAAATTGGTGAAGATAGAGTTACCTAAGGTAAAGTTATCTCAAGCACCGGAAGCAAAGGATTTGGAAAGAGCAGGGGGAATGACAAAGCAATTGACGGCATATTATGATGAAGCGACAAAATCCCCAATTAAAATCACGTTTGAAAACTATTCGGAAGTGTAAGGAGAGAGTAGATGGAAGAGAAAGATAAGAAGATAGAGCCGATTGCGGAGAGCAAGGTGTCTGATATTCAGGAGTTTGGAAAAGCCGGAAATATCTTAGTGTTAGAGACAATAGGAACTTTCCGCAATATGATGAATTTGATTCATAAACCTCGAGAGAAAGAACGATATGTTGAAGAAAAATATCTGGACGGGAATGGAGAAGAAAAGAAACGAGAAATCCGGGAGAGACAAGCTATCTACTATCCTTTTGAAGAGTCTCCGGAATTTGAGTTTATGTTAGCGCAATCTGTGAAGCTACAACTAGAAGGCAAGGAAGTGGATTTAACGGCAAATAATCTAGTGAAATTCTTTAACCGGGAACCTCAGGAATATCGAAATGTGCAACGAGCATTGAATAAACATGCAAGTGATATGGGTTTTCTAAGAAAATAGAGCAGGCTTATTATAAGGCCTGTTCTTTTTTCTAGGAGGGCATACTCCGGCCACTGACAAATATGATTTAATATTGCAGGATATTATGCGATACTTTCATTATTTTGACCGGAAGTATATGTCCGGGTTCAGTATTGCATTTCTACCATTGTCAAGAGGATACGACGAACATCCTTACTGGCTTATGAAAAAATTAGAATTTATATTACGAATGGTTAATAAAGTGGATTCAGAGAGAAGAAAATAGAAAGGAGGAGATATGGCAAAGAAGCAATTGCAAACTGTCATCGAAATGCAGGATAAATTTTCGAAACAACTAGAATTGTTTTCTGAGGATTTGCATAAAGCTACAGATGAATTAAAGAATTTTGCAAAGGAAAATGAGAAAAGTTCGGGGAGTTCTGGCAAATTGACAGACTCTTTATTAAACTTATCCAATGTTGCTAAGACCGCAGGAATAGCCTATCTCGGGAAGAAGATATTTGAGTTGGGGAATTTTGCCGTAGGAGCAGCATCCAAAATGGATGAGTTAGGGAACGTAACTTCTCAAGTGTTTGGAAATTCAAAAAGAGAAGTCGAGGATTGGGCAAAAACAATGGATGACAAGATCGGTAGAAGTATTTATCAACTTCAAAATTTTGCATCGATTTATGGATCTATGTTTAAAGGAGCTGGATTTGATACGTCGTATTTCAAGAATATTTCGAAAGACTTAGCCGTTTTTACTGCCGACTTTTCATCTTTCTTTAACGTAACGGATGATGAAGCATTTACCGCTATCAAAGGGGCTTTGACTGGAGAAACAGAAGCATTGAAGCGATTTGGAATTATCTTAAATGATACGGTTATGGCGGAATATGCGTTGACACAAGGAATCAAAGCAAACTGGTCTGAATTGGATACGGCTCTAAAAATGCAACTTCGATACAACAAATTGATGGAAATCACAACGCATATTCAAGGCGATGCGGAAAGAACGGTGGACGGATATGCGAACTCTTTGAAAAAAGCGGAAGGATTGATTGACAATATCGCAACATCTGTAGGACAGAAATTGATTCCGGGAGCTACAAGAGCGGTTCATATGTTCAACGGTATCGCAGAGGCGATTGATAATATGTTATCGAAGAAAGATGTCACGGATTATGTCTTTGACTTCGTAAAGGAAAACAATCTATTGATGAATTGTACGATAGATATGTTGAATTATCTGAAGCATACATGCAGGGAACAGGGAAACCAGAAGATGAGGAAGAACGATTATCTATTTATGAAAAGTTAAAAGCAATATCCCCTGACATTATTTCAGGATATAACAATGAAGCCTCCGCTTGTTACGAATTAGCTAAAGGGTTACAAAAAGTTAATGAACAATTAAAAGAGAGAATTATCAATGAAGCTCAAGGGAAAATTCTAACAAAAGGACTGGAAGAATCTTTAAAAATTCAAGGAAAAATAACGGATATAGAGACTAAATTATCCACAAAAGGGGCTAAGATTGATTCTAAGTATAGGACTACACTCTCTCTCCATATCACTAACAAAGAACTTGAAAAGCTTTCATCTTTAGAAGCGATTAAAAATTCTCCTTATGCAAATGATAAAAATAGTTTTGATAAAGCGGCAAAAGAGATATTGAAAAAGCATAAATTTGAGCCTTCAGAAAGTAACATAAAAGCTTTGGAAGAACTCTCACGAGGTTATGGATTTGTTGCCATGGATTTAGAGAAGTACAATAGGCAAGCAAAACAAATATCAAAAAATACTATTGAAGAAACTGAAAAAGTAAAGAAAGAATTAACAATTATTATCGGGAATTTGGAAAAGGAAAGCCAGTTACGAAATAAAATAAATCGCTTCAAGATACAAAAAGTGAAGTCCATAAAGGTAAAATGCTATTCAATCAAAAATGGAAGAAATTGACAAAGAAAAAGAGAAATTGGATGATTCTAAAGAAAAAATATGAGTCGTATCAAAGAGATAGAAGAGACTTATGTAAAAGGTATGTATAAAAATGCTCTAGAATTGAAAAAGATAGCAGCGGAGTATATTGGTATCGGAGGAGATCATAAAAAAGCAGCAGAAATGCAAGCAAAAGCAAATGAAATGTTAGAACAATCTAAGAAAAAATCTAAAAAACAACATGACTCTAAGGAAGAACGATATACTTATCAAAATTATCGAAAAGACTTACAGAATCAGAAAATCTTTAACGACATTGTAGGTACTAAAGAGTTGGAACAATTGAAATCGAAAATCTCTACAATTCAATCATACATGAGAGGGGCAATCGAAAAAGGCAATAAGGAATTGTTAAATCGATTGCAACAAGATTTTAAAGAAACAACTTTTGAAATCAACAATATCAAGGTTGGAGAAATTATTGATAAGTATACGAAAGAATCTGAAAAAAATTCAGAGATTAAAGATACAACAGCGAAAGATAAAGCTGATCTAAAAAACATAACTCAAACTATCGCAGAATTAGAAAATTAGACGATGAACAAGCTTCTTTGAAATTAGAAGAGTTGAAAAAATAAGGATTTTCTCGATAAAAAATAAGGCAAGAGGAAGAGGAAATCCGGAAAAAACAAGAGTATAACGATAAATTAAATGTAACCATCAACGCTTTGAACACTGCTGCAAATGGTTTTTCTCAATTAGCAAGTGCAACAGGGAGTAAAACAATTGGAGGATTTGCGAATATCTTGGGAAGTGCTGCTAGCATTGGGAGTGCTATGAAAGATTGGGGCGGTCTGTCTTCTATCACAGGAATGTTTAGTGCAAGTGGTTCTGTTTCCGCCGGAATGGCTTCTTTAGGGGCTGCAGCCGGAATTGCTGCAGCCGGAATTGGAATTGCTGCTACTGTAGGTTCATTCTTAGGGCGAAAAGGAAAGAAAAAAGCGGCTAAAATAGATGCGGAAAACAAAGAAAATGAAGAAGCTTACAAAAAACAAATATCAGCAATTCAGCAATTGACACAAGCTATCGAAAAATACAGTGAAAGAATCAAAACATTTGCGGACAGGGTGCTAGTAGATATTTCTAAAAATCCGACGTTAAAGTATATCGCAGGTGGGCAACGAAACTTTGACTTGATACATGATTCTATGATAAGTGGGAAACATTTCGCAGACATTACCGCACTGGAAAAAGGCTCTAAAAAGTACCGTTCTGGATTCAGAAAGAAACGGAAATCTACTTACACCAAGGTGGATATTTCGGAAGCGGAACTCTTAAAATATCTAGGCTTTGATAAGACTGAACTGGATGCTTTTACGGATGCCGAGATGAAGCAACTGGATAAAGTGTTAGATAAGGTGAATCATGAAACTCTAAGACGAGCAACTGGAAGAAATCTGACAGAATCATCTATCGAGGAATGGAAGAAGCAAGTTCATGCGTTTACAAAGCAATTAGAGTTCTTGGAAAAAGAAAAAGCAGATTTGTTCCGGGGATCCACTTTGGAAAGTTTTTCCGGAATGGAATTTCGAACGGAAAAAGAGCTCATCAAAGAGTATACGGAACAATTCAAGGAGCTTGGTTTAGAAGGAGAAAAATATACCGAAACTATCAAGGAAATGGCAAAGAACAATCAAGTTCTTGTCACTTCTATGCTGGATGTAAGAAGCAATGCGATTGAGGGATTGGCTACTGGGAATGGCGGATTCTTAACTGCTGCTAAGAGCTATTTTGAGAAAATATACAAAAATGCAAGTTCTGTAGCATATGATGTCACATTTAGTGATATTGATTCTTACATGTCTGAAATGTTTAAAACGATCTCAGATAAACTGTTAGATGTGAAAAAAAGTGGAAAACTGGACTTCTCAAACCTATTATCCGATTTTGATTTTGCGAAATTTAAAAACTTGGAACTTTCGGAAAAAGAAATCAAAAAGTCACTAGATACGATTAAAAGACAATTGCTTGACAGTGGGGTGGATTTATCCATTATCAATAAGTTACTTCCTCAAAGTGATTTTAACAATCGTTTGAATGACCTTACGACTTCTTTATCGGCTGCTATGTCTGCCGGATTAGAAACTCATAAATATGAGAGCTTTACAGAAACACTTGGAAAGTCTTTATATGACAGTACAAAAAACGGCTTAGTAAAAGCTTTTTCGGAATCAGCTTTGTATCAAGGGATGATCGAGAAATTTATCGATACGGAAGATTTACGGAGCAAGCTGGAGAAAGCAGGAAATTTCAAAGAAGCGTTTAATCTGACTGAAAATATCATGAAAAAATTCGGATATGAGATGGAAGCAAATGGATTCGGGGGATTTGATGCTATCAGTAACCTTGCAAAGGAAGAAAAGAAACTCGGAAATGCTTATTACCAGGACAAAGCAAGTAATATGGAAATCCATGTTACGAACCATTTTCACGATATTGTATACGGCGTACAGGACTTGGAAAGCAAAATCAATAAAGCAGTTACTGATGGTTTGGAATTGGCTTCTAAAAAACCGGTAGTATTAGGAGGATGATATGCGGGCAAGAGTAAAGAATATTTCAAGAAATAAGAAATTAGAGAATATCATAGAATATATGCAAATCAAATATCCACGAACCAACGAAATATCTTCCTTTGAAGTGAACTTTCAACTGGAATCTCCAGATATTATGTCAGGAGATACAGTGGAAGTTATTGTACAGAAAAAAGCAGAAGAATTTTTGAAAATTCGAGGAAAAGCACAGGTAGTTCGGCATATAAAAGATTATACCGGATCGGATACTTACAGCATAACAGTAAAAGATTCCTATGATACTCTCTTTGAAAAACAGGTATCTGAAACGAAAGTGTACTATGATTTGTATTTATGCAATACAAAGGACAGGCATAATTCTATTCTTTATAAAATAGCAACCGAATTAGGATTTGAAAATAAATGGGACTTTCAAGATGTAGTTGATAACAAAGGACAATTCTTGAGAGTTCCTTTTGTTTTGTTTGAAAAAGACACTCGCTGGATTGATGAATTGCAAACGTTCATGAACGCAACCGGAGGAATTCTGTATGTAAAAAATGGAAAATTAGTATTTCGACCTCGTAATCGCTCGATAGACTCCTCTATCTCGTTTCACAGGAGTAATCTTATGACGAGTATGGAAGAAAGCGAAAAAACAACAAACTACAACGGGATACGGCTATCTTATGATAGATTTGAGAAGTTGGAAAATCAGGTTGTGTTCAATCTTGCGAAAAAAGTAAGTGTCAAAGAAAATACTCCGGTTGGATCTAATGTGGATGCTATGAGAATTGAATACATTACCTCAAGTGTATCCAACCCTACTCTCACGAAAGCACACGGATATTATTTCACCTCAACAGACCCGGAATCTAAGGTAGAAGTTGAGCTGCAAGAGGGAATACATTATATCAAAGAGGAGTGGAAAGAAACACAGGCCATTGTAAAATTTTATAACCCTTATGCATATACTCTCTATATTGACAGTTTTGAAATTAAAGGAGTGCCTTTGGTCAAATATGAAAATAACGAGTTTGACTGTAAGAGTAAAAAAGTCGTAGAGAAGCATCAAGAGAATTTTATTCTAGTTTCTAAAAACAAGTACATTCAGACAAAACAGTTTGCAGAGTATTTTACGAGATTAGAATATGCCAACAAGATTTATCCGGGTAAAAAATATTCTTTCTATTCTTCTTTAGAAGATATTGAGGTTGCAGGAGTTTATCGACTAGCCATTGAGGATATACAAGACACGATACAAGTCACAGGATTTACTGTATCCTGTGAAGCAAACAATTACCGAATGCAAGTGGAAGCAGAGACATATGTATCCACGATTCCGGATGTTGCGTATTCAAGTTCTTACAATTTAAAAGGCAATAGCAACTATGTGGATTTGAGTTCTATCGAGAAAAAAGTGGATGAGACAAAAAAAGACTTGAAAACATTAGATAGAGATGTTCATTCCAGATTATTCAGAACTGAGATTATGCCGGATGAAGAAGTGCAGGAGAACGATATTTGGTTAAATCCAAAGACAAACGTTTGGAAAAAATATTACAACAATACTTGGAATCCCATTTCAGAAAAAGAAATCTTGCCGAATATGAAAATGTACAATTCCTTAGAAAATAATATGATTAAACTTCAAGGAACAGCAGATAAAGTGGGAGCTTATTTGCTAAATGATGGCGAACAATTTGGTTCAATGAACGGAGAATTGGCTCATGTCACATTCGACAAATTGGGGCAGTTTGAAGCGAAAAATCCGAACAACCGAGTGGCTTTGAATATCAAGGACCCTGCGAATCCATATCGTGTGACTTCTCAAGTCTTATTAGGAGTGACTGACGTAACAGATTCAAAATGGAAGAACACGATTTTTGCAATCGGAGATGAAGCAACAGGAAATAGAATAGAGTTCAAGCAGGGGAAACTTTCTCAAAAAATAAACGGGCAAGAATTAGAGAAAAAATTATCGGATGTAGATAAAAATATCATAAATCTAGCTCAAGCGGACAGTGAAAATAAGAGGACTTTGGAACAGAAAATCACGCAATCGAAAGCAGAGAGCGATAAAAAGCTTGAAGACTACAAGAAAGAAGTCAATCCGCAGTTGGTGAATGCAAACGGAAAAATGACAAAGCTACAAGAAGATTATCAAAAAATGGACAAAAACATTTCTAATTTTGAAGCACAAGTGACAGGAAATTTTGATAGTTACGAGAGTAGGTTGCAACAAGGGAATTTCGTGGTCACAGGAAATACAGTCTTTGATGGAAATGTGAATATTGTCAGCAAAGGAACGAATGAACGGCTACAAATCAATCAAGGAAGCATAGAAACATTCCGAACGTTCCAGAATATCGAATATAAAGTATCGAGAATGGGAAACAGTAGAAGCGGACTTATCGAGACAGACAGCAAAGGAAAAGGAACAATAGAGCTAGTAGGATTCAAGCAACCTATCCAAATCATATGTGCACTAAGTACTGTATCTTTTGGGAAAAACTTATCGGATATAATTTGTAAAGCGGAAAATATCACAAATACTCCATGGCCGACTTACAAATTCTATTTAGGAGCGACAAACGAACATTATGTAGAGCCAAAACCAATCAAAATTATAGGACAAGAATGGTCAGCGGAAAATGCAGTAGAGAGTACTTTGTTAGGATATGGTGGAAACGTTCCGTATAGAGGAAGAGAATTCGGATTTACAAAAATCGTTAAAGGTGGCTATTCCGGATATGGAAAAACTAAATGGAATGTTACGGACTCTCCTTCCTTTTCAATTAAAATCGTTCGGATAGAAAATGAAGTTGAAACGACTTTAATTGAAAAAATATTTACATTACATTGCTCAGTATATCCAGAAGAACGGCACATAAAAGCAGACTGGCAAGATTTAAATTTTAATGAAGTAACAAATTTATTGAGGAGATATGAAGATCGTACAAATGTTCGATTTAAAATGCTCGTTACTATCATACAACCAAATTTAAGCGTAGATGTCAGTGAGAGACGTAATCACGGGTCTTCAAAAGACCCTGATTACAAAGAATACACATTCAAGGGGGTTGCCATGACTCTAACACTAGCAGATTTTACAGGATTTTCTATTACAGCAAGTGCCGCAACTTCGACAATTGGAGATATACAAGGAGAAGGAACAGTACAGTATTTAGCATTTGAAACAGAATAAGGAGGTAGATATGTTCTTTTATCTAAACAAAGAAAATTAAAATTAGGAAGTGCTGAGGTTATTTTTCAAGTGCCTACGGCAATTCCTAATTATAAGCAAATCACAAATTTTGGAGAGTTGTTGGAGTACGAGGGGGAGAACATCCCAAATGATTGGGAATATGATTTGCAGTATGACGTGTTTTATAGCGCAAGCGAAAAGCCAAGCCCATACCATTGTAAAATCGAAGGAAAATGGGAAATAGTCAATACAGAAGGATTTAAGGAGTTTTGCGAAAAAAATATTGATGAGATTAAAACAGAAATACTAGAATATGGATTTGATTATGAAATTGGTGGCGTAAAACATAGGCAACGTTGCCGAGAGAAAGACATTACATACATGGGAACTACAATGTCATTTTTAATTGGGGCAAAGTTGGTAGGACAGGAAGAAACAACAGATTGGTATTTCGAAGATAATTTCCATCAAACTATGAATTTAGAAGGATTGATGATATTCGCTACCTTTGGGAAAACATTCCTAGACGGTGTTTACAAAGCGGAAAACTATTTTAAAACATTGGAAGAGCCAAAGATAGTAACAAAGGAAGAATACTTGCAAAAAATCCAAGAGTTCCAAGTTCCAAAATTACAGGCATTAAGGAGGTAAGAAATGAAAACAGTACTGATAATAGGACACAATGCGAGAGATAAAGGGGCATACTCTCCATATCTCAAAATGTCGGAATACGACTATTGGGGAGAAGTTGCAAAAGGATTAGGTGTTCCGGTTCTCCACAGAAACGCAAACAGAGGATACGGGCTAGAAATGAGAGAAATGCTTAGTAGATTAGAACAGTTAAACTACGATGTCGCTATCGAACTACATTTTAACAGTGCTATCTCGAATGCGGAAGGGGCGGAAGTCTTAGTCTACAAAGGAAATATAACTTCTAAAACATTGGCTACGAAATTTTTAAAGCAATTGGAAGAAAGGGGACATAAAAATAGGGGAATTATCGGAGTTTCTCACGAACGTGAGAGAAACGGAGCTTACGGGATATGCAACAGTAGGGGGAACTATATATTGATAGAACCCTTTTTTGGTTCAAACGAGAAGGATTGTATTTCTGTTAATGAGATGAGAGGGATACTGAAAAAATTTATTGAGGAGGTCGAAATATGAGTGTAACACTAGGAACAATAATGGGTAGTACAATCGGAAAAAAAGTAATAGATAAAGTGCTGGATGTTGTTGAGAAAAAAATTCCGATGACAAAAGATCAGAAAGAAGAATTGCAAGCGGAGTTGGCAAAAACAAATTTAGAAATTGCAAAAACAGAAATCCAAGCAATCGAAGCAAAAGGAAGATTTATAAAAATAGTAACTGGAGCTATGCCGCTTATTGCTTGGATTTTGCCACTTATGGTCTTATCTTTAGCTATAGCGTTCAACTATCAATTTTGGTCGGATGTATATTATACAAAGCACGGAATGGAAGCTCCGATTTACAATCTGGATTCGAGGTGGTTTGAAATGGGAAATACCTTTATCCAATACTTATTCTATGGAAAGATAGCTGGGAAACTAAGTCCGTTCCACGACTCAGATGGAACTACAGGTAGTAAGTTTTTAGACAAACTTTATAAATAAGGAGGACAAATGACAGACGGATTACTTTTTACAATACTAGGAACAATGTGCGGGGTCATAGGGCTTCTTTATAATGTTATTCGCAACCTGCGAAATGATTTTTATAACGAGCTGGACAAAATGAAAAAATTGTCTGATGACAGGGATAATGACATTAAAGAACTTATTAGAGAAATGAAAGCGGATTTAAAAGAAGATATGCGGGAAATTAAGAATGACATTCGAAGAGCAGAAAGCTTTAAATGTGCAGGACAGAATCAAGGGTAG